AGATAAGCTACCAGAAGGGTAACTTAAATCTAGGATCAACGCACTTGGGCTTCTTTAATAGTTCCCAGACTACTACCTTTGGACAACGAGAGAATATCTCGAAGCCCAGGTTTCATCATGCAATTGACTCTACGCATTACTGTTTGCTTAATTTTCGACTAGAAGGTAACGTCCCCCAGAGCACTAGAGCGAATCATAATGATAGGTTGGCAAGAGCTTTTCGTCTTAAAATAAAATAATGGTTGGTTAACTTAGTCCGACTTAACCGTTATCGACTTGTTTTATTGCGACAAAACAAGCAAATCGTGCTAATGAGATATTAGCAACAACACATTTATCGTTTGTCAACGCTTACGTATGCTGCCTAGAGATGCTCCAGGGGGATACGCAAAGTTCAATTTAAGGTTTTTATTCCTGTTTACACACCATATTCTGTCAGCCGAGACTCAGAATATTGTGTGAAGGTCTCCTGTGGGGGTAACTCTCCGAAGGCGTCCAAACAAGCTGCATTGATTAATTTGACATACTTGTTAAAAACCTCTTCATCGTGTAGTGAAAGTTCCATGATGCTGTTGGAACAATTTACAAGACAAGCCTTATCTTCATCCGGTGCACGACGAATCCAGTTGCATGTCTCCAAGATAACAGAAAGGTCAAGCGGCGCTAGCCACTTGGCCCCTCTCTTCCTGAAGCCACGCTTAAGATACGCCACTTCTTCAATGCCACGATAATCGCGCATTGCACCGTCAGATTTGGTTTCATCTGTGTAAATCATTCCAATAACTGCGTAGCCAGCCGTAATTGTATTCTGGTTGAACCACGCAATAACAGAATCATGGATATTCAAAACATTGTCATCACCATAGGACACCATGGACACCACATCATTGAATTTGATGTCCGTGGATCTTTCAAGACTTGCACGCTCTTTGCAGATGTCAAAGACAATTCGCATCGAGACTGAGTTGTAGAAAGAGTTCAGGATTGTTGTAATTGGATTACCACTTGGTTGGGAGTGGTCCATTGAATAGAAACCGCCATTGCATAAATGAATGCTATTGACGACTTCCATAAAAAGGACCTGCCTAATGAGGGCATTCTCTTCACCGTCGTTGTACCACTCGTTGATAACATCAACTAATGGCCACATAATGCCAATGTTCAAAGTACCGTCGAACGTTGAAAAATCTCCAGCAATAACTTTATCTCCATACTTAGTCAATTTCTTGACAGTTTGGAGCCAGTCGTAGCTGTAGACGTTCGTTCCGATAGATTGTTCATTGTCAATACGTGTATCCATAACATGAGCCATGAAAGAAAGGAAGTACATCCGAAACGCGATCGTATAGTCCATAGGACCAGAGCCGAAAACACGAGTCTTCAGGGCCTTCACCTTCTCAATGGGTCTCCTTTCATCTTTCAACGTATCAGTCCAAATGGTCATTGCTCGTTCACCTCGACGTGCCTTTTCAAGTCTTTGCTCGACAGCTCTTACTACGAGTGGGTCTAGAACGTATTCGTCCCCATCACCAAGCCATCCAGTCTTGCCCTTCGTACCAGGTTTTCTAAAGAGAACCCAGGGAAAGCCAGGAGAGGACGATCTGTTGATCGGGCCGGTATGCTCTGAGACGTCACTCCCGGCGAG